CAATCACAGCCGCATTGACAGGTAATGTAACTGGTGCAGTAACTGGTAACGTAACTGGTAACGTAACTGGTAGTTCTGGTTCAACAACTGGCAATGCCGCAACAGCAACAGCTTTACAAACAGCTCGTACAATCAGCGGAACAAGTTTCGACGGTAGTGCAAACATTACATTGACAACAGCTGGTATTACAGAAGTAACAAACTTATACTATACAGATGCCCGCGCACGTGCAGCGGTAAGTGCAGGTACAGGTTTAAGCTACAACAGTTCAACTGGTGCGTTTACTAACACTATCACTCAGTACACAGACGCAATGGCCCGTGCTGCACACAGTGCAGGTACAGGTTTAAGCTACAACAGTTCAACTGGTGTGTTTACTAACACTATCACTCAGTACACAGACGCAATGGCAGTTTCTGCTAACACATCTGCTATTTCAACAGCTATTGCTACTGAAGTTACAAACCGTAACTCAGCAATTTCAACAGCGGTTGCTGGTATTGTAAATAGCGCACCTGCTGCATTAGACACATTGGTAGAGTTGGCAACAGCTTTAGGTAATGACGCAAACTTTGCTACAACAACTGCTACTTCTTTAGGTAACAGATTGCGTGTTGACACAGCGTCACAATCGTTGACAACAACACAACAATCAAATGCTCGTACAAACTTAGGTTTAGCGACTGTAGCTTCAAGTGGTGCGTATGCTGATTTGTCAGGTAAGCCAACTAACGTCAGCACATTTACTAACGATAGCGCATATATTACAAACTCAACAGCCAGCTTAGATGCTGCCAAGATTGTAAGTGGTGTATTAAGTACAGCTCGTTTAGCTACAGGTACAGCGAACTCCGGTGTATTCTTACGCGGTGACGGTACATGGAGTGTTGGTGTTGCTGGTCCTACAGGTCCTACAGGTCCTACAGGTCCTACAGGTCCACAAGGTAACAGCATTACTGGCCCAACAGGTCCAACAGGTGCGGCTGGTACTAACGGTACTAACGGCGCAACAGGTCCAACTGGTTTAACAGGTCCAACTGGTGCAACTGGCCCAACAGGTCCTACAGGCCCTACAGGCCCTACAGGTAACCCATGGGGCGGTGGTACATTTACTGGCGCTGTGGCAATGAATGCTGGCTTATCAGTGACTGGTGGCATCACTGCAACTGGTGAAGTTACAGCTTACTACTCAGACGCAAACTTGAAGAAGGATGTTGTAGAAATTCAAGATCCAATTGCCAAAGTTATGAGTTTGCGTGGTGTAACTTTCCGTCCTAACGAAACAGCGTTGGCATTAGGTATTACTGACAAAGAAGAAGTTGGTGTTATTGCTCAAGAAGTTGAAGCAGTATTGCCACAGTTGGTAACAGCCAGTGCGTTTGCTGGTTACAAGACTGTTAAGTATGACAAGTTGACAGCATTATTGCTCGAAGCAGTAAAAGCTCAACAACTACAAATTGATGCACTAAGAGCAGAAATTTCTAAGTTGGGTGGTTCAGCTACAACTGAACTTTAATCTAGTGAAACGAGGAGGCAAATAAAATGGCAATTCTTCCAGCAACTGGATCAGCAATTACGTTTGGTAACGTCAAACGTGGCTACTCTAACACAACTGGATCTAACGTGGCATTACGTGCTACGTTAGGTGGATACTTAGGTATCAGTTCCGGAGCAGTTAATTTAAGCAGCACGTTTGGTGGTCGTACAACACCATACGCTACATAATAGTAGTAAAATTAAAGAAAGGGTGGCAACACCCTTTCTTTTTGGACAAATTTTCTAAACAAAATCTGATACATAATAACAACAAGGAGTAACCTATGTCGCTTACACAAAACGAAATTTTAAACAATACTAGAACAGTATTGAAACAAGTTCCATTCCGTACAACATTTGAACGTGAAAACTTTTTATTTGGATCATTAAACGGTCCTAGACTCTTGGTAACATTATGCCAAGATATTGAATTCCTAAACGGTGAATTTAATCGCGTTACCAACGATTGGGAAAAGCAAGCAATTTTAGATGAGATGAATTTGGTAAATGTTAAAATTGCTGAACTACAAGAATCAGTTGGTACAGATGTTAAAACAGCCATCGAAGCAGCCGAGCCAGAGTTTTGGGTTGAAGAACTAGCACGTAAAGCTGCAGTAGAAGCAATTTGTCAAACTACCACGGTAGAAAACATGAATCAATTGTTAAAGCTGCCAGCAGAGTTGTACGAAGAAGCCATTACCAAGTGTCAGACATTTCTGAATGTGATCAACAAGACAACAAGACTTGCTGAACGCAAGGCAAATATAAGAAATGTGCCATCTTCAGACGAGGCATAATGTTTAAATCCGCAAAGACTGTATTTGATAAACAGCCTGCACTCAGCGAGCAGGTTGTAATATGTGTTCCAACAAGCGGCCTAGTACACGCATTGTTTTCGTACTGTCTAGTAAACACAATACGCTATACAGAACAACAAGGCATTCCTGTTGTATTAGAGATGGATACTGGAACAGTACTAAGCAATCAGCGACAAGTGTTATCTGATTCAGCAATGAACAATCATCAAGCAGATCACATCATGTGGCTTGATAGTGATATGACATTTCCCGAAGATGTTATTGTTAGACTGCTTGAACATAAAAAGAATGTGGTATGTGCCACATACTCTAAACGAGTAGCACCCTTCCATCCAACAGCATTTTATAATATAGAACCAGTTGAACCAGTTGATACTGAACAGCATGGATTGGTAGCAGTCAAGTATTCAGGAATGGGCTGTATGTTGGTACGTGCCAGTGTGGTTGATAATATACCAAGTCCGCATTATCCATTGAAGTGGCATGCTCCTAGTTCAACCTGGCACGGCGAAGATATGGGATTCTGCGACCTATTAGCAGACAACAACATAACACTATTTTGTGACTTAGATCTTAGTCGAGAGATTGGGCATTTAGGCGTACAAGAGTTTTATGTGAATCAGGCAAACTAACAAAAAACGCACACCAGCGATTTAGTTTTTTAAGATTGATACTTGCTGAAATGTGAAACTCTGGATAGTCGTCAGTGGCAAGTACACTGCGCATAAGAGCGCCATCAATGAATGCGCTTTTAACCAACTCTCTTCGAAGTACAGTATCTCCCAACACAACATTTATCAATGGATGATACCATAGTTCGTCATTGATAAGTCTGCGCAGTTCTAAATACCAACGCTCGGTATAACATATAGAGTTTTTGTACAGTTGGTTGAGCAGTGGATTATTTAGATGAGGTACCCAGCAACTTTGATATTGTAGCTGATGATGTGGGCCATTGCAGACTTGGTTTGATTTTGTTGTATTTTTAATTATTCTTAACATCGTCTAACAAACCTTCTAGTGCTTCTTTGAATCCTCGACTACTAAACATTTTGGCAGTATTTCTATGCAACGGCTGCGGCCACTCCCATATGTTTACCCAACAATATCCTGCGCTTTCTTCATCAAGTATAGGAACAAATTCATCTTCGCATAATATAAGATAACTTACATGTCTAAATCTTTTATCTCGAGTTGTAAATGTATACACATGACTCATAGCAAGTGTATTAGGAACTCCAGGAAATCCAAGTTCTTCGCACAGCTCTCGCTTTAGACCATTGAGGTCACCTTCGTTGCCATCAAGCTTTCCGCCCCACAAACCCCAACACATGCTGTGTGTTTCCGCAGGACTACGCAGCTGCATCATAGCTCTGCCTGTTTTTTTGCTAACGATAAGTGCGCCTACTGCTCTCATAATATACTAGTTAGTTGACGATGCGCCACCAACCTTGTTCAAAGGTGCCTTCAACTGCAAGAACCCAGTCTGTTCCAGCAAAGAATAATTTCTTCATGGTGTTGGCATTTGTAGTATAGGCACTTGAGTTAATCGCACTAGCATCAAAACTAACAATCCAATCACTGCCGTTGTATTCGATAATATCATTTTCATTGGCAACAACTGTACCCCATAAACCATTTTGTACAACGCTATTTGTAATTATATATCGTTGACCAGCACTGGC